TCTTGTAAATTGAGGGAATGTTTTACAGTCAGTTTCAGTACCAGTATCTGTTACTTCAATTGAACGGATAGCTTCTCTATCAAAGTCAGCGTCTAATGATGAAGTTAGAACTTGTAAAGTTCTAATTCCTGAAGTTGTACCTGTAGTATTTCCACCAAATAATCCTGCATTTGATGCAGAGAATTCAGTATCTAAATTAAGGATATCCGTAAATGTAGCTGAAGCTGATGCTACCGCTGTTAGTGCAACTGCAGATGCAGATACTGAGTATGCATACTCACCTGTTCCATAAAGACCTTTATCAAAGGCTCCATCTGTTCTTTTAAGATTTGAAGTAGCACCATAAAGAGATTCATTTAAACCTTTAAATGCTTGACCATCAGTACCATATCTAAAGTCTAAGTAAAAAATCAAACCAGCTGGTAAGTTCATTGGTTGAACTGATACCAGGTCTTTGGCTACGATTTCTCCGAAAACCCTACGTACTAATGGTAATGCAACTCCTGCCCATGCTTCACTGTTACCAGTCGAAATTGATGTTCCAGTTCCTACAGAGGAAGCTTCGTTCACCAATTGTTTCGCTTGGTTTTCAAGAAGAATGGCCATGTTGTTTTTTTCTGTTGAAGACTCAATGCCTTCTAGCAATCCTGACTTATCCCACTTACTAGATAGCTTTCCAGCTTGTTCTTGTAGTACCTGATAAGGGGTTGCTCCTTCTAATAAATTATTTACATTTTCCATTTTCTAATTATTATTTTTAGGATATTATTATTCGTTAATTTTAATGTTTGCTAGTTTTTGAAATCTAGCTACCATATCATTAGATTCTGATATTACTTCTTTTTTAGGTGCTGTAGATGTTCCTGCAGCTTTAGAAGCCATACCTAAACCTTCTTTTATGGATGTTCTTTTAGGATTATTTTTAATATTTTTAGAAATATTAAATGTATCCTTAATTGTTTCATATATTAATTTAGCTTCTTTAGCACTTCCTGCTTTATCTAAAGATTCAACTACACGTAGTTTTTGTGCTTCATCTAAAGTATTAGCTTTAAAGATTCTATTAACATACAATAATTTAGAATTTAAAAGATTAACTTCATTAAGTTCACCTGTAATAGTTTCAAGAGCTTTTTTAGTTTCTTCTAATTCTTCAGCCATTTCTTCATTTTCTCTTCTCATTGCTGAACCTGCAGCACTTCCAGCGTCTTCTAAAGCATCTAATACTTTAGCAGCTGTTGGGTATTTTGCTTGCACTTCTTTGTCTTGGAACATCATTTTTAGTTTGGCCATACCACCAGCAGCAGCTACTAAACCAGCTATGCCAGCTAGTCCTACTCCTATTGCTTCGTTAGTGTCTTCACTTTCTTCTCCATAATCCATTTCAGATAACTTTTCGTCGTCATCATCTTTCTTTTCATCTAAATTATTAATTTCTTCAAGAAGAGCATCTAAATCAAAATCCTTTTCTTCATTTACATGATCTGCTTTATAAGTCGAATCATTAGCATATTCTGCTTTGTAGATAGGTCTTTGTTCATCTAATTCTTCTTTGTCTTTGTCGTCTTTAGCTTCGTCAACTTTGTCGTCATCGTCTTCTTTAGCTTCTTTAACTTCGTCTTTATCGTCGTCTTTTTTAGCTTCGTCAACTTTGTCGTCATCGTCTTCTTTAGCTTCGTCAACAGTTTCTTTGTCGTCAGCTTTATCAGCTTCTTCTAATTCTAATTCATTAAGAATTTCTTCCAAATCAATTTCCTCATCTAGGTCAACTTCTTCTTCCATTGGGTCTTCTCCAACTTCATCTTCTCCATAATCCATTTCATCCATTGAATCTTCTCCAACTTCATCTTCTCCATAATTCATTTCTGCTAAGTTTCCATCTTCATCTAATTCTTCAGATAGTTTTGCAGAAAGCATATTTTGAAGTTTAGGAGTAAAAGCTTCCTCTAGTGCGGCTTTTGCGTTTGAAAGAGCAACTTCACGAACAGCTTTAGCGTCAGCGATAGCTTCTTTTAAAATGTCTTTTGCCATTTCTTTAAAATTTTTTTAAAATTATCTCGTTAATAAGTTATACGGGAAATAAGGTTATTAGAAACCTTAATAAAAGATTGTTAATTATCAGGGACGTCTTATTAGAAAGGCCGTATGTTACCCCGATACATATAGGAAGAAAATAAAAAAGGCGCCCTAAGGCGCCTTTCTCTTGTTATTTAATAACTAATTATTTACCATTTGTAAAAAATGATGCTAAAAGTACTAATACAACTAACCCAATAAATCCACCATTTGCAAGTGAACCAATTAGAGCAGTTAGATTAGCTACTACATCAAATCCTAAAACTGAAGTTCCAGTTAATACAAACCATAAAATTGCTAATGGAATAATTCCCATAAAAACACCCGCAAGTCCTTTTACAAAATCATTTACCATTGAAAATACATTTTTCATGTCAATATAATTTTTAATTAATACTCAGTTATTAAAACTTGAAACCAAATCCTAAAGTAAGATTTATTGTTTCATTTCCTGCATTGTAAACAACACAAGGATCTACATAGACATTGTTACGTACTGTAAACTGTTTACCTAATCCTAATTCAATTGAATCGAATTCAAGACCGTTTAAACCTGCATGTATAAACACGCCATTCCAGAAGTATCTAGAGTAGAAATCTAAATCTATATCAGCATCTGCTGATTCTTGAGAAATAGATATTCCACCAACCAATGCATCTGTAAATGCATATCCAATTGTTGGAGATACTGACCAGTCAGTCCAAGCAACACCTGAAATGTCACCTGATCCTACATACCAGTCACCTTTTGCATTTTGTGCGTTTACTCCAAATGCGAAGAGCAGTCCTAAAGCTAAGCTTAAAAATAATTTTTTCATAATTTGTTTTTTAGTTAATATTTAATTAATTGAAATCAAAGATAGTTGGACATAACTACCTTTATACTTTGATATTTTAATCTCTCATTGAGTTATTCATTTATTGTAACCTTTATTGTTACGCATACATATGACAGAAATATGAAAAAGCCACATATTTTGCGGCTTTTTTTGTGTTTATGAACAATTAATTGTTCACTACTTTAACATTTACATATACCTGTATTATCACAGATAATGTCTCTAATTATATTATTTACGTTTGTATATTTGTATTCTGGTATTTGTATTTTGCCTTCTTGTAATGCTCTACCCGTAGGGGTCATATAAGCTCCATGAGTTGAAGGAGTACTTACAAAATCAAAACATAATAATTCAAAATCATCTTGTACTTCTACTGTGTCATCTCCCATGTTTTCTTTTACAGAACCCATTCCACGAGAAGATATACCAACAGTAATTCCATTTCTAAATAATTCCTTAAGTATATTTCCTGCTGGGGTAGATAATATTTCAACAACTCCATATACATCGTTTCCTTTAATTTTAACTTCTTTAATATTATGTGATACATTTTGTAAATTAATTACTGAACTTTCAGGGTGGTCTAATTCTCCTAACGCTCTATTTTCTTTAACAGGACCATTAACATAATTTTGAATTTCTCTCATTAGAATTTCTTTTGGATATATTCTACCATTTTGATTTTTTGCTTCTGCACGTTGGATTATACCTGATACTACTAAGGGTTTACTATCTCTAATAGAGGCTTCTACTATTTGTTTATTTACTTTAAAAGGTCTGTATTCTGTTAAAAGCATAATTAATTATTTTTTCTTTTTTTCTTAAACGCTTTAGGTGTCATATATCCTTCTCCATCACCTGCTTGAAATGAAGCTCCTGTTCCCGTCATACTAGCTTCGTTTGCTTTTTTAGCAGAAAAATATTTTTCCATTATTTTTTCTACTTTATTATAGTCTGTTTTGTCTTTTTTCTTTAATTTATCTAAAAAAGTATTTACAGATTGTTTTAAAAAACCTGGGTTATAATCACCAGCATGATGTTCGTTCATCATTCCTTCTTCATCTCTATCTACAGCATTTATTAAAGCTCTTGCTGTTTCTCTAGTTGCACTATAATCTATCATTTGCTCACCGGGGCCTACATTGTTTTCATAGTCATTTATTTGGTTAAGGATTTGACTAGCGTAACTTATAACATTATCTCTAATAGGAAGACGATTATATTTTTCTTCATTTGTAGTTTCTTTATCTTCATCAGGTACTACTCCAGGTACTAAATCTGCTATTTTTTGGGCTACCTCAGGTCTACCTCCCGTTCTATCAATTACAACAGCTATTGTATTTAATACTTTACCTAAATCATAATTACGCACTATATTCATTAAAGCACCAATATCATCATTATTCATAGACTGATCTACTACCTTTTTGATTTTAACTTCATTCAATTGATTTTTTAACCATTGTTTAGCTTGCCAGTCGTGTATATTAAATTTTTTAGCCATGGATTGTTTTTAATTCATTTACTAATTTATAATAATTTAATAAATTTATAACATTATCATCGTGTACATTTGATTTTTTACAAAGAGGTTTTATTAAATCTTTTGTTTCATTTAATTTAATAGCTACTACTTTATCTTCAACTTTTTTAGAATATTTAGTTAAATCTTTTTTAACTTGTTTAATTTCTTCGTTTATGTAAGATTTTAAAACAGGACTATTACTTACACAATTAACATATTCTCTTAATAATATTTTTTGATTATTTGCTAATCCACTATATTTTTTATTAAATTTTTCTAATATAACTTTATACGTTATAAGTCTTGTATCTTTATCAGAATTTGATAAAGTTTCCATAAGTGTATCTTTTTTTACCTTAGTTTTTTTAGATTTAATAATATTTTCTAAAAGAGTAATTTTAGAATTCATTATTAAGTTAGGAGTAGCT